TCGCCAACGATGTTCGCCTCGATGTCAGTTGGCGTCACGCGCGGTGCAGTCAGCCCCTTAGCCTGGATTTCCTGCTCGATGTCTTGATCGTTCACGCAAAGTCTCCCCGCAGCTTCGCCCGAGTCGCTTCGGGCAGCGCTTCGAACTCCTCGAAGCTCATGTTCGCAATATCAATCGCCTTGTCACCCATCTTGTCGCTGTCGAGGCCCGATTCCTTCATGCTCGCGGGCTGCTTCTTCGCTGTTTCGATGTTCTTCTTCACCTGGGCCTGTTTGCGATCCTCAACGTCTTTCTTCAGACCCTTCTGCTCAGGTTCTTCAGCTTTCGCGCCGAACCGCCCCATGACACTCGTCGCAGCCTTCGCCAGCGCCTTCGACGGGCTCAGGTTCTCTTTCTGCATCAGCGTGCGCTGCTTCGAGAGCACCAGCTCGACCAGATCCTCGTCGAACTCTTCATCTTCAGGGTTCAGCGCCGGGTACTCTGCCTCGATCTTCTCGACGGTCAGCTCCATGCGGATCTCTTCGCGGGCCTGCTCCTTCGCCTGAGCGCTCATCGAGCGAGACTCCTCGATGGCGAGCTGGCGCTCTTTCGCTCGGATCACTGATGCGATTTCTGCGGCCTTCTCGGCCTCGCCGTCGAGCAGCAGCTTCGCACGCTGCTTCTCCAGATCGTCGATCTCGGCGTCCAGCTTCGCAGTGTCCTCCTGCTTCTTCACCTGAGCCTGAGCAGCCTGAAGTTCGGCGAGCTGACGCTCCAGCGCAGCAACGCGCTCGCGCTCCTTGTTCACCGCTTCGTCGAAGCGTGCCTTCGGAATCCTGGGCTCGTCTTTCTTCGCAAAGCGCCCCTTGTCGTCGCGGGCAGGTTCCTCCTCGTCCTCAGACGCTTCGTCACCGCCCTCTTCCACCTGAGCATCGACCTTCTCTTCTTCTACGACCTTCTCGGGCTCAGGCGCCTTGTCGTCGGTCGGAGTGAAGCTGTCACCACGGTCTCCACCAAGATCGCCGCCGTCTTCGAACTCGCTGCGAAGGACTCGACCGAACAGTTTTTCATACAGACGCATCGTTACTCTCCTGTGATTGGGCTTGTTGTGCCTGCTGCCGCAGCATCTGTGCGCGGCGTGCAGCGGCGTCCTGCTGCTTCAACTGCATGCTGAGCGCGTGCTCTTCCTGCTTCATGCGCATGTTCAGCTCGTGCTCCTCTCGCTTGAGCTGGAGCTGCATGCGCATCTCCTGAGCCTTCAGCTCAAGTTCAGCCATCTTGTCACCGCCCTGGGCCTCGTTCTGAGCCTGGATGCCTTCCTTCTGGCTACGGGTGGACTTCAACTGAGCGTCAGCCTGCTTGCTCATCGCCTCGGCTTCGAGGTTCGCCAGCTCGGCCTGCGCCTGACGCATCTGAAGCTCCTTCTGCATCTGAGCTTCAGGGCTGTTCTGCGCCGCCTCAAGCTGTTTGATGAGGTCGCCACGACGCATGAGACGGCTGTTCTCGATGAGCACAGAGTCTGGGATCTGAACACCGATCTCGCGCATCGCACGAGCCTGCTCGAACTGGCTGTCTTCGAGGCTGGCGCGGTGCGGGGTGCTGGTGATCACGATGTCGTACTCACCGATGGTGAGGTCGTTCGTAATCGTGCCAAGCGCCTCGTCGTAAGCGTTCACCTCGACGGTCTCCTGCTCGAAGGTGGCGTTGTCGTGGGTGATGTTGATGATCCGGTGCTCGGTGTAATACTCCTGCACGATGTCCAGAACGTTCCGCGCCAGAATCCAGTCGGTGCGCTCCAGGTTGTCCATCGCTTTCACGAGGTTCACCGCGCCGCGCTGCTGCTTGTAAGCGATCGCCTTAGCGGCCACGTCCTCGCGGTCGAAACCCTGCATCGAGTCGCTGACACCAGAGATACCCTTGATGTGCTCCTCGGCCTTGTACGTCAGTCGATCGAGTCCGGTCGGAACCTGATTCGGCTGGATCTTCTGCGGAGGAGTGCCGCCGCCCTTGTACTCCACAACCAGACCCGTCTCGGCACCACGCTGCTCCAGTTCCTCGATGCTCATGTTCACGAGCGAGTTCTGCTCGACCAACCAGCCGCTGTTCGCGGTCGTGTTGATCACGTGCAGCTCCTGGCTGGACACCTTGTTCAGAATCTCCTGCGGCCCGAGCAGGTTCTCGACTAGCCCGATCGTTTTTCCATAGCGGAAATACGGGAAATACGGCACCACCGTGAAGTGCTTGTACGGACTCCAGTCGTCGTGCAGCACGACGTTTCCTGCCGTCACGGTCCAGCGGATGCGCTTCGTGAGCTTGTCGACAACCGCCACCTGACCCTGCATCTTCTCCAGCATCGCAGCGACGCGGTCACGCTCCCAGCTCTGCGGGATGGGCCGCATGTCTCCGGTCGTCACGTCGACGAAGTGTTCCTGCTTGTCGAGCTTCCTGTACTGACGCTCCAGCACACGTATGTTCCGCTCCAGCCCGTGCTCGTCGGTGTGACCGTAGTACATGCCCTGAAGATACGGGCCTGCGAAGCGGTCACGCATACGCTCGGTGCTGTCGAAATCGAACGTGTAGGAGCCGGAAGTGTGGTGGCGCAGGTAGTCTGCGTCATCCTCGTTGTAGAGCGTGACGATGTCCTGGTACGTGAGCCACTTCGTTACCATCACATCAGCCCATCGGTCAGGGTCGTACTCCTCTGCGTCCGGGTCGATCACGACGTTTTTACTGTTCATCTGGGTGATTTCGATCTCACCCGTCATCGAATCGGTGAAGTTCAGACGAACGTCGTAGAAGCCACGACTACGGATGATCCCGTCGCAGAACACGTCGCTACGCACCCACGGGAGCTGGTTGTTCGCACTGATCTGCATCCAGACCTTCGTCAACGCCTCTGCGACCTCTGCCGGGGCTCCCGCACGTGGGCGGAAGAGCACCTCGGTGCGGTTGTAGATCTGTTCGCCCATGATCGTCGACAAGGTCGAGAGCACCTTGTTGATCGTCAGCGCCGGGCGACGTTGTGCTTTCAGGCGAGCAAGATCCTGGTCGTTCCACTGTTTCCCGGCGAAGAAGTTGTCGCACTTGTCCGCCTTGTTCATGAAATCAAGGTGGCCGCGATCTCTGGCATAGGCGTAACGCGCCCAGGTCTCGTGGGCGAGTGCGGTATCAACGGGCATAAGGTGTCACCTGCATCTGAAACTTCTCGGCATCTCTAAAATCATTTACCCTGTCGTTAGCGACAGCCCCTGCTCCGGCAGCACCCATCGCGTAAACCTGCGGGGCGCCTGAGCGAGTCGTCCGCCCCAGCTCTTTCGCCGCTGCACGGAGCCCTTTCGCGCTTCGAACAAGTGGGAGAGCCCCCATCATGTCGACCGCAGCGTCACCCAATGTGTCGGCGCGAGCAGCATCCTGAATAGCGCTAGGAATACCGTATCCGGGGAACACAGAAAGCGCGACATCAACACCTGGGTTCGCCTTTCTAGCTCGATAGATCAGAGCCTCGCCGTTCGCAAAGTCCTGCTTGATCGGATCTACGAGGGCTTGGCGCAACCCTCTGAGCATTTCCCTCGGACCCATGATCAACCCATTACTTCAGGAATTTCAGCTTGTAGGTCGTCGACGCACACAAGGCGCACAGCTCATCGAGGATGTTCTTCAGCATGTCCTCGTCTGCCGACAACTCCTCGCGGTTGTCATCGATGTACTCGCACAGACCGGAGATCATCTTCACCGGATCGTCCACCGGGCGATAGGCGCCGGAGATGTTCTCGATCAGCCCGAAGTAGCCCTGATAGGCTTCGGCGTACTGGTCGACGAGGTCGACGAGACCGTCGTAGAACTCTCCGAGCGCGACATGCGTGGCGTAAGAGCGGGTTTTCAGGTGCAGGACGTGCGCGTTGGTGCGGACGTGCAGGCAGCGCATGATGAATTCACCAATCATTTCCATGAACCTCTGAATATTTCCCAAGAGTCTAGCAGAGTCTCGGAGCTGAGTTAAGTCGATTCATATTTGTCAAGCACCTTCTGGCAGAACTTTCTCTTCTGTTTTTGCGACATCGGTTTCGCCATTCGATTTAAGCCGCCATGTGAGAAGTACCTTCCAAGCTACCCCCTGTGAGCAGCTTGTCCTTCCAAGACTTGATCTTAGCAGGCTCAGGGAGTTTCGGCGCAGAGCGCGTCAGAGTCAAGCGCACGGCCCAGGCTAGTCCATCGACCACGTCATCGTGCTTACCTGCCGGGAAACGTAAAAGCTCGGTGTAAACATCGTGCAACCACGGTGCTTTGTCCGGGAAGTACACCTTCCCTGCCTGCATGCGACCTTTCAGTGGGTTCGCACGCGCCTTTTTGTCCGTCAAAGGTTTCAGGATTTCGTACGTCGGGTACATTCGACGCTCATCACAGCGTTTGTCGAACTGTGCCTGCATCGTCTTCCAGATCTGCCCGTCCTCAAAACCAAGAAGGTCTGCGTCGAACTCTGCGGCGTAGTCGAGGATCACGTCGACGATGTAGATCGAGTCTGCCGACTTGAACCGCTTCACGTCGAGCACATGCAGCGCGTCGCGCTCGTCCTGAAGGATCGTCGCACCCACCGTATAGTCGTTTTCCTGCCCTTCAGCGATCGCAAAGTCCCACGCCTGATAGACGAAGTTGCCGCGACGACGCGGTGGCGTTGAGTAGTAGCGAAAGAGGTCTTTCGTGAAGTACGCGCCCTCTTCCGGTGCCGGGTTCTGCTGGTACAGCGCCGACCACACTCGCTGCTGACCCGATGCGTAGAGGTTGCGCTTGATCTTGAGCAGCATCTCAGCGTCGTAGCGATCCGGGTGCAGCGCGCTGTCAGCTTTGCGGATCAGCGTGGCGTTCACAGGAACCGGATCAGCAGGGTACTTCTTGACGATCGAGTAGGTCTCGTTCTCCTGATACTCGTCATACCCTTCGTTGATCGCCGGGTAGCGAACGATTTCGAACTTGTCACCTTCGCCGTTTTCGCTGTAGGTGATCGTTCTCCCGCCCCAGTCGTCGTCGTTCCACAGCGTCATGATCCCGAGCACGCCGCCGCCGGGCGCCAGGCGGGTGTACGCCGTGGAGGTCCACCATTCCCACGTATTGTCTCGGATGAGCTGGCTGTCCGCGGCCTCCATGTCCTTTACCGGATCATCTACAATGAATATTGTCGCACCACGACCAGTGATACCAGTCCCCACGCCCGCCGCCATGTACCCGCCGCCCGCGGTGGTCATCCAGTTCTCGACTGACTGGCTCTGAGGGTCCAACACGCAGTCGGGGAACACCGCCTCGTACGCCGGATCACGGATCTTGTCGCGCAGATGCCGAGAGAATGAGAGCGCAAGGCTTTGCGTGTGACTCGCGGCGATTATTTCCCACTCCGGGTGGTGGCCAAGCACCCACGCTGGGAAGTTCCGCGAGGTCAATTCGCTCTTACCGGCCCGCGGCGGCATGCACAGTAGCAAGCGCGGCGACCTCTTGGCCTCTACGTCGCTCATGAACCGCTCCAGGCGCCTACAGATGTCGTGATGCACCCATCCAGCCTGATAGTCAGGCTTGAACCGCTGCACAAAGTGGATCAGGCGACGACGTGCGAGCGTTCGCGCAGCCAGCTCTGCCTGCAAAATCTCAGCTTCTGTGGGTTTTCGCACCTTCTCGGGCGGCGTATACGTCTTGCCGTCAAGGTGGCACAGGTTGCAGATGTGTTTGACTGCGCTGAAAGCGCTCGTGTGCTTGGAACTGTTGCAGACAGGGCAGGTTTTAGTCGACATCTACGATGAGGCTCCGCTTTTGCAGCATCTCTAGCAGCTCCTGGTCGCTGAGCATTTCGAGTTTCTTCTGAACGTTGGCTTGTTCGGTACTGAGTTCGATGCGCTTGGTCTCAGGGGCGTAGTAACCCATGATTTTTGCGATCTCTTTCCAGCCGGAAATCATCGTTGCTGGTTCTGCCATCGTTCGCGCCATGTCGATTGATTCCATGATGCCTTCGAGAACGTCGACTCGGCGCAGCGTCGAGATGTCTTCAAGCTCTGCACGGGCAGTGGCGAGCGCTTCTTGCACTGTTTTTGAGCGCTCAAGTGCGTGCTTGTTGTTAGGCGTGCTACCTGCTTCGCGCGCAGCGGCTGACTTCGACTTTCNNACTGTCTTTGAGCGCTCAAGTGCGTGCACGTTGTTCGGCGTGCAGTTTGCTGCGCGGGCAGCGTCTGACTTCGACGCTCCTTCGAGGATGCTGTCGACGTACGTGGCCTGCTTTTCTGTCAGCACTCTGGATTTTTTGCGTGGCACAAAAAACTCCGAAAAATTTTTTGAATTATATACGCCACTTTGGATTTCGATGATAGGGGTGGGTGGTTCGGATCGGTTTTGCAAAGTTGGGGAACGAGTGTGACGAGGTG